TCAATAGGTGGCTACTTTACCAGATTCTTTTGTGTCTGTAACGACAGATTGCACGTAGGACAATAACCAAAAACTTTTTCGCCCATCCTTGTATGGCCTTTGGTATCTGCCTTCACGAATCCGAGCGTCTAGAGTTTCAGGTTCGATATTGAGCATGTGTGCAAATTCTTCACGACCAACTCGGCGTTCTTCTTTTGACTGAGCAATACGTTCAGCTACAGCAACAATCTTTTCTAGAATGCTAGCCTCTATTTTAACTATTTGTCCCATTTACTCCTCCTTACTTTCCGCTTTAGGGTTTGCCCACCAAAGAACAGGGCCATTTTCTGAATCAAATGCTGCTATTAGAAATAAGCCTTCTTGTGGTGGCTGCGGCTTCCAGTTGGACCAATCACTAAGATTATCTTCTGGAATCTCTTCAATATCCCAATAGTCAAGGTTTTCGATTTTTATAGAAACACCAAGGTTCTTTTGCAGTTGTGCCCATTGTTCTTTTGTATAAAACTCAGCATGCTCTCCAATTGTGTCATGTAGCTCTATATCAGGATGGAACCAGCAGCTATTTAAATCATCCGGTACTTGTGTTGGTTGTATTTGATATTTCATTCCTCAGCTCCATATCCGTAAAATTGTTTTGCCTCATCAAAGCTTTTGGTTACAAGGGGAGCAGAACCTTTCTTGTAGCAAATTACAATTTCATCAAATTTAAAAACACGTTCAGCTGTCTTCAAATCAAAGCATTGATACATTGCTTGGGTGAACCAGCTTTCTACATAAAATAGTTTTTTAATATGATCCTTACGGGTGCCGTGCCATTTTTGGACTTTGATAACATCCTCGAAAATTTCTAAGAAAAAGTTGTTGCCTTCCTTTTCATGCATTTTTCTATAACGCTCTACAACTCTCTCGGCTATCTCTTTAGAAGCTGCTGGTGTTTGTTTAAGAGGGCTGTCACCTTCAGGCCGCATTGCAACGGCCCACAATGTTGATTTGCTCATTATTCTGCTCCCGATTCGCTATTACATTTATTAAAGTGAAGTCTTAAGATTTCTGTACCCACTTCATATTTTGTAAACTCATCTTTTTTGTGGTGATCCTCGGTCACAACGGCATCAACTGTGTATCCTGCTGATGCAATAACAACGCCGTAGCAAAGTTCAAAAAATCCACCTTCATCAGCAACATGATGGCCATCTGCAACTCTATCTCTGTAATAGTCAAGATTAACTTCTGCTTCTTTCTGAGCTTCTTCTAGTGAATCGTGATATTTAAAGCCATCACCATTAAAATCATGGGTAAAGAATTTTTGTGCTTGTACTAATAAATGATCTGTAAGTTCATGATCATTTTTAAATGTGGCCAATTCAATTAAATTACTTAAGAATTGATTTAGGTCTAAAGGGGATCCAGATTGCTGGAATCGCTCAACCTCATTCTTAATTAATTCAACTTTTTCACGTTGTTTATATGCTCGTTCAGTCCAGCTAGTAACAGATTTATATGCATAAGCAAAATCACTTTGTGACTCTTTTAAATCGGCAGTTAGAACTTTAATTTGTTGCTGGAGCTCAGCCACAATTTCTGGATAAACTTCACGTTTGCCATTTGCTGACATTGGACTAATTACATAGTCTTCTTCTAATTTATCCATGAGTGGAACGGCACGGTTATAACTGAGGTTAAATGCACGTTGAATATGTGACGTGCTAGCTTTGTTATGATTCCTAACGAAATCTACAACTGATTTATATAATTCCATATCCATTTTTAAGCCCTCAAATATTCTTCTTTAGTCCACTCAACAAACTCTTTATAAAGTTGTTGTGCCGGTTTATTTAATCGGTTGTGATAGTCGATCGTTATGCGGCGCCAAGCGACTGGTACCGCATAATGCTTTGTTAGGAACATTGCTTGATCCATGCCTTGCCGGACTATTACGTAGCCCAGCAATTGCAAGTAGTACATAAAACCAAGCATGTGTTTTTGGCTCACTTTCTTGTACTGATCTTTCATATTAGAAACCGTCTCCTAATAGAAAATCAGGCTCTGCTTCTGGTTGAGAAACTGCTGGATTTTCTAATTCATAGCGGCGTTTTCTTATATAGCCCATTAGCTTCGGTTGAATCTGCGGATCTCGTGCAGCCACGTCTATTTCCAAAGCATCTAGCGTTGTAAGGTCTGGTGCAGTTTGGATTTGAACCATTAAAGAGGGTGGCTCATTAGCAGATGCCTTTTCTTTTTCTAGCTCTTCAAGACGTTTGTGAGTGGCGAGAAGGATAGGCTTCATTTGTTCGTCATCCCATGTGCGGGTATAACGATAAACCGCATTTACTTCATCTGGTGTTTTTGAGTCTTTTACACGCTGTAGAAGAGTATCTAGGGTTTGCTGATACTCATTGTTTTTTTCTTGCTCAGGTGTAGGCTGAGTTAAAAAATCTTCAGGTGAAGACACATAAGGTTGTTCTGTAATAACAATCGCACTATCTAAAGCTGATCCTATATTTTCTGAAATATCTTCGGATTGCACCAATGAGTCTTCAGAAGTAGTTACATTTGTTTGCTCAGTAATAACAATTGTAGGTTGTTTAACTTCATCAACAATTTCAGAAGTCTTTTCTACAACTACTGTCTGTGCACCTTTTGATTTCTTAGCACGCTGTTTCTTTGGTTCATCACCTAGGCGAATAACACTAAAATCGTCACTAACTTCAAAACCTAACGCTTTAGATAGTGCTTTTAATTGAAGCTTAGCGTTTTCTGCATCACGTTGAACAAAGCCGCTATTAATAGATTCAATTAATGCGGTGGTTCTAAAATTCACGACGTAAATAGAAGGCGAATATGTAGTAATTACAAAAACATCCTGTCCTTCCTCATATTCATCAATAGTTAATGGCTTTGTGAATGTAATGCCAGCCAGCTCAATAGTTTCGATTTTGATGCAGAATTCAAAACCCGGTTTACCAAAAACAGAAGCGGGGAATTGATCTAAGTCAGAAAAGTCCAACATTTCTCCAATAGGACGACATAGAACAGTTTTACCTTTTTGAAGTGCTGCAAATGCTTCTTGAGCAGTTAAAATATTTTTCATGCTGTCATCCCCGTTTTCGCTAAGGTTTCAATTTCTTGTTTAACTGCCTTAAGTTTTGCCGCTTCAATTTGGATAAGGGCATCGATACCTAAGTGCTCACAAACTGTTTTTACATCGAGGCCACGTTCAGCAATAAAGTTTTGAAGTTCATCTCTTTGTTGATCTGAGATACCGTTAAATTCAGGTGGACTAATCCAAGTGCCACGTTGTTTATCAAACGTGCAATTCAATGCTTTAGCTCTCATTAACATTGCTTGTCGCATGTTCTGGTAATACATGTGTTCTTTATCAAGCGACTCAGTTAATTGATTAAGGTCACCTGCATGCTCAGCTTCTTCACAGCTTTGTTTCCAGTTTTCTAGCTCTTCTTGGGCTTTAGCTGCTGCAAGTTGTGCAGGCGTTAAGGTGTTAATGTGGTCTTTAGCTTGAGTAATCAGGTCAGCCAAGAAAGTAGGGTGTGCTTTAAGATCAGGTACCCATACTTCACCGGTTTCACCGCCTAAAGCACCTGAGTTTTTCGCATGATGTGTAGGCGAAGGTTTAAAATTAATAACGCGGGCATTTTTACCTTCACCAGTAGTAACAGTTGTTAGATAACCCATGACATCTGCGATACGGTAAAGCTCGTTACGGTTTTTACCACCTAGATCTGGTCGGTA